TGTTGGAATAGTCTGGTGTATTCATTCCACCGCCTGCACTTAATCCAGCACCTAATGCTTCTCCCATGCCTAACATTAATGTTAAACCTACATTCTGCATTACTGGTTTTGGAGGTGGTAGATCTACTACTGGTTGGATAGCTACTCTTCCAAAAGCTCTGTTTAGCTGTCCTTTTAAATCTCTATTAATATCTCCATACACTTCTCTAGCATCATAGCCAGCTTCTCTTAAACCTCTGGATCTCATTGCTTGAGATATACCAAAGTTAGCATTATTCTGAACTAATTGTCTAGCTACGCTTGCACCTCTAACTCCACGCTCGGCTGCTGATGCTTCAATCATACCTTCGTTGATTAACATCTTTTTAAAATCTTCTTGATTCTGTAAGATGGCTAGAGATCTTGCGTTATATAGTTGTCTTTGTACTTTTGAATAAGCTCGTTGAGCTGCAATGTTTGATTGGTCAACTGCTTCTTTATATTGTACTTTTTTGGATGCGTAAGTAGTTCTTGTTTGCATCCATTTACGTTCTCGGACTTTTAGCTGATGCTGATAAATCCTACGTTTTTCTTTGTTTGCTTGGGACGCACCCATCGCGGAGCCTACTGCTCCTACGGCTGGTCCTATTGCTGCTGGACTGCACACGGCAAAATTCTATAAAGGATAAATTGTTTGGTCCGTAGGGAAATCTTCTAAGAAATTTAAACCCTAAAAACCTAAGTAACTTAATATGGACTTTGTTTCTTTCGTCAACAAAATTCCACAGTAACTTGTCTTGTCTTGAGTTCACATATCGTTTAGCTTCTCTAGCAAACGTATGTGGAAATTTTAAAATAGCTGGGGTACATAGCATCCAGATTTGTCCATTTGTGTAGACTCCTGCAATGCCACATATTTCATTATCTGGGTTAGTAAAATAAACTGACTCAGAGTTATTTACTCCGACAACCAGAGCATTTAAAGGGTCATGTCCATGACCTTCTTTGACTTCCCGATAATCATCAGGGAGCAAGTTAGAAGCTACACTTAGTGCAGCCTCTGTCGTTGCTGGGTGAATGTATTTACTCATTTAATGCGTGTTGTAATTTATCTATGGTATCTTGCATCCAAGACTCCCATGGATTACCTAAGGGTAGATTCATACCTTTATACATACGGTTCTTTTTTAACCATTGACTGTATATACGTACTTCTTGTTCGGTAAGGGTGATGTTATACACGTTGATAAAAGTTATTATTGTAAACTCCTTCCCATGTCATATATAAAATATTGGCAGGAGTTGGGTGTGTAGATTTAATTGTTAAAGTTATGTTTGTATTTCTGTCGTAAACTGGAACTGCATATAACTTATTATCGTTACGTAAAGATGCTGTGTTAGCTGTGTAAAGGTTAGCATCGGATACTTCAAATTGCTGTGTATATGAATTTCTACCAACTCTATTTAATGTTGTCTCATATAAACCTATTGGACCAAATGCTAGTTTGATTCTATGAATAACAGTGTTTGCTCTACTGTCCGATCTAAATGCTTCACCTTCTAATCTTGTTACATAGATAGTTGGTAGATCAACTTGCATAGTAAATTGATATCCAATAAAAAATGTTTCACTTGACCAATCACCATCTAGTTCTAAATTAGAACCGTTAACAGTTATCTCTGCAAATCTACCTAAGTTAAGACCTGTGTCTTCGTCGTAAGCAACTAACTGATTAGTGCTTTCTAAACCAACGGGTTTAGCTTTAGTAGATTTTTTAGTTGTAGGATTATATGTCCAACCACTTACTTCCATTAAGTGATCTAAATGAACTCGACTTCCAGATATTAACGCAGTATTAGCATCCATTTTTATAGCATATTTTAATAACTGATATTTACTATTGTTTTCAACAACTACAAATAAGTTATCGTCTTGCATACAATGATATTTAATAGTACCTGTTAGTTCCCATTTAAACCATGCTGCTAATTTTCTTTCTCTAATATTATCAAAGTATCTATAACCATATAAAGTTGTAGTGTTTTCTGAACTAAAGAAAATAACTGAGTTTTCTCTTGAATTAGATATAAGTTTTAAATCTTTTTCAAATAGTTTAGAAACAACTGCACTTTGTTCTATAAGCTCTGGTTCTCCTTCTCTTTGTAGCTGTGCCATTTCAAAGAATCTAGAAAACTTACCAGCGTTATCTAAGAACCCGATAGTAGTGCCAAGAGAGATAGGGTTTGTAGCAGGATTAAAGTTGTAAGTAGAAAGAGCATTTATTTTAGCGGTGGTAGGGCTGAATACATCACTATCAGTAGTCAGCATGAATTGTTGATTTGAAGAAAATAAAACTAATCCTGTGTTCGTTTGTATGCCATCATGCAGAATTGCTGGATAGCCAGAACTAGCTGATATATCAATAGGGTCACTAGCTATAAATTGAATAGCTGACTTGTTAAAGAAATTAGTAAAGTCTCCCGGACGAGACATAATTATATTCTCATCAGAAAGCATAGAAAATCTGTTTCTGAAAAACAGCATTTTACTTATCTGTTTTCCTACAAAAGATGGTTCAGGATTGGTGACATCATCACCTACTAAAGCATCATCCCATTGTGGAGCAGAATGTCCCTCTCCAACTGTACAAGCTACTGCTGTGTGAGCACCCTCGTTAGAGGCAGATTCGTAAGTAAAAGTATTAGCATCTACTAATTTAATTTCAAACTGTCCGTTTGTTAAATCGTTACTTTCAATGTTAACCAGTTGTTCATCAATAAAACCATGATTAGTTTTAGTGACAGTAACTGTATTGTTTGCAGTTGTAGATGTAAACGTAGCTGCTGTTTGTAAAGATGTTATACCGTAAGTTGCTCCGTCTAATTCAGTTAGTCTAAACTTACCATCAGGTGTTCTTATAAGAACGACTGGCATTGTAGATCTTTTAAATCTTATTTTTCTTCCCGGTTTAGCACACTCTTCCCATGTACCTTCACCATCCATAAATGTGCCATCTTCTTTTTCTTTACCAAAAAATTTTACATAATGGTTATCTTGTTCAGCATCACTATTAACTACTTCGACTACCATTCCATGTTTACATTGAGTAGGTAGATCTCCTACATCATTTACTTTTCCAGAAACAACATTCATTAACTCACCTACAGGTGTAGACGCATTAAAATTACCTGATGCTCTTTTTATATGTAAACCAGTTCCTATGATAGTTACATCACTAGCACTAAAATTACCAGTATTTAATATTTCTGTTCTAATATCACCAAGGATACTGTCACCAGTAATAGTTGTTTTTACATCAAATGGTGTTGGTGTAGGTCTAGCTAGTACTAAATTAGCTTGAACATTAGAAGTACTAATTGCTTCAACTGTTACTTGATAAAAAGCATCTTTCATCCACACATAGAAAAAATCACCTTCTTGCCAACCTTCTCCACCATGTAGCAAATCAAATGTTGTAGTATACCTTGCTTGATATGTAACGTTAGAACCAGAACCAAAAGGTACTGACTGACCAGTAGTAGCTATTTTAAAGAAAAGATTTTTTCTATCAGGTAATTGATATTTTGATGAATTTACATTTCCTGAATTTGGTATTGAGGAAGGGTCATTTGTTGCAGTAAATTGAAATTGTGTTGAAGTAAGACCTGTAGCAGAAACAGTTGCAAATTGATCTGGTGTAGTTCCACCAGTAAAATCAAAATACATTGAAGTACCGGCTGTTAATCCATGTGCTGTAGATGTCGTAACAGTTATTGTAGTACCACTTTTTGTGTAAGACCCTCCAAAAGCTTTTCCATAAATATATACGTTGTAAGCATAATTTCTATCTGAAACATCTCCATTACTATTTAAAATTCCTCCTACAGCATTGTTATCTACAAGAGCTATACCACTATCTACATTAAAAATACGCTGACCTACATTAGGTGCAAAAGCATCTCTTCCATCTCCAGCTTCTTCACCACATCTAGTATTACCTCCAGTCCCAACACCACGACCTCTGTCTGCATGATCTTCCATGTAAAAAGAAGAGTTACAGTAATTATTACTACTTCTAACCCTATCTACTCTTATTCTTGTAGCTGTGGTTGTAGTCTGTGTTGTAGTATCATCAAAAATATTTAGTGCATACTGTTTGGCATATGCTATTTTTTTTAATTCGATAAAAACTTCCTTACCAAAATCATTGAGAGGTTCAATAAGTGAATCCATCTCTACAGTTTCAGTACGATTGTTTATGTAAGTGAAGTCATTAAGAGTTAAGGTTTGTATATCTTCGTCAGCAGTATGAGTTAAGTATGTATTATTTCCTATTGCATTAACAATATCTTTAGGTGTGCCTGTTAAACAGTCCCATATTTTGACCACACCATTTCGTGCTACTTGTCCTATGTATTGTTCGCCTTCATCACGGTAATAATGAAACCATTTACCATCAGCCGTTGCATTGAAAGCTGAGCTCGCATTGTCAGACAACGATGCCACAAACTTTCCAGCCGGTCTCTTTTGTAAACCTTGTGTAACGTCAGGAAGACCATTAATCATGTCTACCACTTGACCCGGAACTTTGTATTCATCAGGCTGCTGCGATATGCCCTGAGTTAAATTTGGAATAGTTTGTGTAACGTTTGCCATTATCTAATAAGTGCTTTGTAAGGTTGATAAGATCTGTAATTACTTTCAGCAGGAAATCCAAAGAAACTATGATCTCCTTGTTCACAGTCGTACTCATGTGCAGTTGCTTTAGCTTGTGCTTCTTCTAATTGAAGTAACTTTACTAAGTCTGCATTGGCAACTATCTGTGTCGCTGCTCTTACTGATGCTCTAGCAATTATGTAACGTTGAATAGCTGAAGGGACATCTTCAAAGTCACGTAAATAAGTAATATCAAAATAAAAATCTTGAGTAAATACATCAGTGTGGTGTACGTTGTCGTAAAGTTTTCCGCCTTTCTTAACAACGTCTCTATTTCTGTCGTAAAGTCCACCATGAATATCAAACCTTAGATAGTCATTAGGTATTAAATAATTACCATTAGCATCAGGTGATCTCTTTACGTTATCTTCTTTATTGAAATGCCACCCTTCGTTCTGTACATCTTTAGTTACTTCCATTAATAGGTTATGTACTAAAGCTATTTCTGGATTACCTAAGTTAGTTAGATTTAAAGAAGTAATAGGTGATTGTCCAATACTACCCAAGATTGAGTTCACTGCGGATAGTTCGGTATCGGTGTTTAATTGAGTAGTCATAAAAAAAAAGGGAGCCGAAGCTCCCGTATAAAATTTGCAATTAGAATGCAGATGGTGCTGTTGCGCCAACGTACAATTCTACAGCAGCAGCAGGATTTAAGTAGTCTGCACCCATAGCCATGCGACCTAAGATCACATCACCTTGGTATACAACAGACACATCTCCTGATGTTACCTGTACTTGAGGACCAATAGCCTCAACGATTCCAGCAGCTTCTTTCTGGAAGATAAGTCCACAAGACTTAGTTCCTACTTCAGCAGCTTGACCGTAGTCGTTCTTGATACCAGTCTGAGAACCATTAGCATTCTCTAGTGCTGGACCAATGTGAGAACCAAGATTACTTGGTGCTGTTTTACCTGTAGTACCACCGAAAGCTGTACCATACTTGCCAAGGAACGGAATGTTCATTGACTTGAAGATCTTGATTCCAGCGATTTCTACAATACCTTGACCGCCTTGTAATGCTGTACCTTGAACGTCTCTGTTTATAAGACCGTTATTTCCGATATCAGTTATAAGGGCGTAGTATTGGCGTGGGTTTAGCACAGCGCATCTACCTTGAGAGCTGACTCCTTTTTCATCAAGAGCAGCAGCAGCATCGTAGAAAGCTGTTACTAGGTTTGATGCAACATAAGCATCAGAATCGTTTGTTGTTGAACCAACTCTGATCTGTGTTCCACCGGGTTCTACAAAGTTAGCCTTTGTAATTGGAGAAGCAGCTCTTGCGCCTCTTGTGATTGCTCTGAAGATGAGTCTGTCATACTTCTCAGCTAATGCGTATCCAATCTTCTTGGAAATTTCTCCTCTCAACTCGAAGTGTGCGAGTGTTTCATCTAGCTCATATACGAATGCACTAGAAATTAGGAGCTCGTCGCATGTAATTGTTTTTTCTGCGACTGGAGGTGCACCGTCACTGTTACCTAAGATACTGTTTCCGGGAGTATGGAACTCAGCAGTTGTACGTCCAGTATAAATGAACTGTAAACTCTTTCCGTTCTTAAGTGTTCTCTTCATTACCATATCACGAGCGATTGTCTCGTGCTGGAATCCTTTGAACATTTCTCCACTGAACAATTTAAGGTACAAATTACGGGCGTCACCTGTAGAGTTTGACTGACCTTGACGTGTTAGTGAGGTAGTCAAATCTGAACTCTGATGAGCCATGATTTTTACTTAAATGTAAGGGTATATTATGTCGTTCCTAACGTTAGAATGTTGTCAGTCTTAATTGGTCTAACGTGAGACTGGCACGTTTTGTGGTCTTTTCCCACCGTCGACGGGTAAAAGGTATCCTCCTCAGAGGGCTTTTCCCAAATTGAATAGGGAGGTAATGCTCCTCCCCTAAGGTCTACTTGACTATTCTTGTGTAAGCAACGCCACGATATACGAAAGTAACTTTCATGTGTCATCTCCATATACCACAACCCCGTTCCATGCTGTGGTGTCATGCGTCCCCGAAGGGATGAACGGACGTTAACTATATTACTTCTCGTAAGTGTAACCATTTTCCTAGCAGTATGTTAAAAGAAACAGAAATCCTATCTTCGTTTGAATCGTTAGGTAGGACTCCGTGTCTTAAATGTGCTGGGAATATTAATAGTAATCCTTTTACAGGTTTGATGTACTT